ATTTAGCTGCTTCTGAGAACGATTCTTGGAATTGTTCTGCATTGTGCAATCTAAACTTTTCTGTAATAATCGCTGCCATGTTATTTTTCCATTATCCTTTTATACTTTTATTTAGGTGAGTTTCTAATGTACCCACATTTCCCATGCAGTAATTGTATGTCTTTCAGTTCCAGAGTCACCAGTGAAACACACAAATTTTGGGTTATTTACTTCCGAACTAAATGATGCTGTATTAAATCCACTGGTTACTGTTCCACTATTTGGAGTGCCGATACCACCTAACTCTGTGCCCGGCTTAGGATATATTACTCCACCATTAGTATAATTGGCATTACTAGCGTTGTTCCATATCGCAAACGGATAACCGCCAGGATTGGCCATTGTTGGAGTTTTTAGTGCAACATATGAATTTGTTTCAGTGCCTGGATAAGTGTTTATCCAGTTTACACTATCATCTGGAGATTGAGCTCCAGATGCAGTTGAAGATATAGTAGTCATTCTTGCAGCAGTACAATCTGGAATTTTCATTTGAACATAACCCAAAGAGGTATTGGATGTAAGAGAATTAGCATCATCACCAAGATAAAATCCGTTGCCAGTGTAACCAGCAGTTACACCAGACTGGCCAACATTTGATGCTGATGATCTAAGGGAAGTATTAGATGCAAAGAAGTTACCATTCAATCTAACCCAACCGACTCTACCATCACCAAACTTATCAGTAGCATCATATGTCAATTGGTATGAATTAGCTTCAATTCTTACATATTTCGTGCCAGAAGTTGCACCAGCAAGATACCCCAATCTGCCAGATACCATTCCTCTATCTGACGTAGAACCATCAAGTGATTTTTGTATTATAATATTAAAGGCTCTGTTTATAGTTGCAGTTTCGGAACTAGATGCATCAACGTATGTCGCATCAATACCAAAATTATATGTTGTATCTGATGAAACATTAGTTGGGTCACCAGTGATTGCACCAGTTGATGTATTTAAAGTAAGTCCGCCTGGCAATGCACCAGATTCAACTGCATATGTTACAGTAACATCTGCATTCTCTCCCGACTGTGTAACTGTGACAGGAGATAGTCCAGATACTTGTCCAACATCTCCTGTTGTTCCAAGCGTTCCAGCTGCAGTATTAAATGCTATACTTTGAGGAATTGACATTACATTTGCAGCTGTTACCGAAAGTCCAGATACGTTTGTTACTTTAATATCAAAATAGTCTTTACCAGAGCTGACAATCGCAGTTGTAATATCAAAGGTTGCTTGGGTCGAACTTACTCTAGTAACTGAATCTGGAGTGTATTGTGTTCCATCAGAATCAATAACTTTAATATTAATACCAGTTTGAAAATTGTCACCGTTTACTGTGATTGTATCACCAGCTGCAGTAAATGTAGATGTTACCGATGAAATTGTTGGTGGACTATCAATAGACTTCCAAGAAGCACCATCATAATACTCCATTAGATTTAAAGTAGAGTTGAATCGAATATCACCGCTTTGGACATTAGCACGCTGTCCAGTTGTACCGACAGGCATTCTCGCTGCTTCCGTACCAGAAATCTCTGTGTTGGTAAAAAGGTTATTTGTTGCCTGTAATACGATTTTATCAATTGCCATAGTTATCTATCCTTAATGTAAGTCTGTCCAAGCAGTACCATTGTACACTTGTGCTTTATTTGTTGCAGTCAAGTAAATCATCATACCAGCGACAGGAGAAGATATTGCACTATCTCTTGCAGTCGTATCTGCATGTACTGCTAATTGAACATGATTAGATGCAGTGAATGATGCACCAGCGATTGCACCTGTACCAGTAATAGTAGGTGATGTCAAAGTCTTATTAGTAAGTGTATCAGCAGATACCAAACTTACCAATGTAGAACTTGCACCAGCAGGAAGTAACATTGTATTCGTTACATTTGCACTATGTGGTTGTGGTTTGATTGTTTGCCCATGCGAGTTTGCATGACAGTTAAGTTTAATCTGTCCCTCAACTGATGAACCGTCACCCTTGACTTCTACAATCTGTGTTGCAGAGTTTAATGAAAGATTACCAGATGCAGTTGTCACATCTCCACCAACGATTGGTGCAGTTATTGTTTTATTTGTAAGTGTCTGAGTCGCAGTTGCAAGAACAATCGCAGCAGTGTCACTCAAGTCTGTACTTGCAATTGTAATGTCTGCACTACCATTAAATGATACTCCAGCAATAGTTCTTGCAGTTGCAAGGGTAGTTGCCGTTGCAGCGTTACCTGTAGTAGAACCAGAAGTTCCAGAACAGTTCCCTGTCACATCACCAGTAATATTTCCTGTGAATGTTCCAGCGATTGCGCCTGTACCTGTGATAGTAGGACTTGTTAAAGTTTTGTTTGTAAGTGTTTGTGTCGCAGTGTTGAGAGTAACAGTATCAGCAGTAAGTGTAGAGCCATCGCCCAGTTTCGTGTAGACTTCTACGAAGTTATCATTGACCTTGTCACCACCAGTGCGTAAAGAATCTCCAGTACCATCGTTTGCGGTAGTACCTAATCCTAATGCTTGATATGCCATGTTAGTTTTCCCTTAATTTCTTTCTATTATTTATAAGACTTTTATATTAGTTTGTATCAAAAGTTCTTACATTATCATCAAATTCTACATTATCAGAACTGAATCTAGTACCAGCAGATGAGACAATTATCTCACTTGGAGGCGGTACATTAACTCTAGTTGTATATGCTTCTTCTGGTATAACATATTTATCTATGTTATCAAACGACTCATTTGTCGAATCAAAGTTTGTTGTGTCTGAATCAAACTCATTTGTGTTAGGATTCTTTACAGATACTTGATTGATTCTATATTGTCCCCATTGGTCAATGGTATACAAATCACGAGTTTCATTTCCAGTTTGTGTTGCACTTCTGTATATGCCTGGATAGTTTGGTATCTCTAGATTGTCACTAATAGGTGGAACTGCAAATGCATACTTAGGAAGATTTGCTAGCATATTACCAATTGTATGAGAACCACGATTTGTTCTTAAAACAACGGTAACATCTCTATGTAATGTAACATCTCTTTGTCCACTTGTCAAGTCCGAAGGTTCTGGGACACCAACACCAGCATTGACCCTTGCAGTTGAATCATCTATAGTTCCCAAACGTCTACCGAATATTGTAGTGAATAGATTAGTAAATGTAGATGCAAGTTCTGGTGAGTATGTATCATCACCAATGTAATCTCCAACAGAACCAGCAGTTGGGTTTTGAATAGTTGCAGATATAAGAGTAGAGAATGAAACCTCACCAAAGACATTCCAACCAGCTGGGTGTACAGAACGTCTTACCGATTCTCTCCACTCATTAATTGATTGTCCAATACGAACAACATAAGAATAGTCTTGGTAGTAATTAGAATCTTGAACCTTCATTTCAGATTCAGATACTTTACCTTGGTCGTTTATAAAGTTACCAACCGTCTGTCCAACTGTTCCAATACTAGAAGTCGCTTCTGAATGTGTAGACTGAAAGACTGTTGCAGTTGCACCAGTAATAGATGTGATAACATCTCCTCTATTAAAGTCAACACTTGTTTCAATTTCTAGAATATGAGTTGATGGTTGAAATCCTACAACTGTACCAGAGTGACTTACCAGTGTATCACCAGCAGTAAAATTACCAGAAACATTTTCTACTAGAATATTTCTATTTAAAACAAAGGTTGGTGCAGATGCATAATCTAATCCAAAGTTTGTAATAGATATTCCTTCTACATGTCCAACCATTGGAGTCTGGGTTGATGCAGCAAATAAACTTGAACCGCTACCAGATGTGGTTGCGCTGTCAGATACTAAAGGTAGTTGTATAAAACCGTTACCTTTATTAATCATTTCAATTTTAGTTATTTCACCTGCTTCAGATGTAACACTTAAATCTGTGAATGTTTGTGTTTCAATAACAATCTGTCCACCATCTTCCATTACGAGATGGTCTAATTCACCAACTGTTTCTTCTTGGTTTAAATAGAATCTATCTTCTGTAACAAT